ACAAGAACAGACGATATGATTCTTGAAAGGATGTACTCTCTACTCAATCAGAACAAACTAATGCAGGCTGACTTGCCTCACTCTACTACGTACTACGTAAGAGAAGCACTACACGCAAGGACAGGCACACGCTACACATTCAAACAGATAAACATGGCTATTAACCTCTTTGAAAAGAGACAAGCACTTAAAGTGAAACAGATACTATGAGAACACTAACAGAACAACAACAGTTATTCCTCCAAGTACTCTTTGAAGAGGCTAATGGGTCTATTACAGAAGCTAAGAAGTTAGCTGGCTATGCTGTATCTACCTCTACTACCTCTATCATCAAGTCATTGAAGGATGAGATAGCTGAACACACACAGATGTACATTGCTCGTAACGCACCTATGGCTGCTACAGCTATGGTGTCTGCCTTACGTGATCCTACTCAGTTAGGAATTAAAGATAAGATGAATGCTGCTAAAGATATGATGGATAGAGCAGGATTTGCTAAGACAGAAAAGGTGGAAGTTAAAACAACAGGGGGTATCATGCTCCTACCACCAAAGAACTCGGACTAACCCTCCAAAAGAATTAGCAGGAACACGAAGCACTTACGCCTAGATAATAATATAATAATGAGTGGCCTTATGTGTTCCTGCTTTCCCCACACAGGAAAGTAATAACATGGAATCTAATGATAATCTAGCCTATTCAGATGTAATGCCCAGTGCAGGTGAGTACGAACTCCCTGACATAGACATGGATTCATATGAATGGGTTCCCATCCCTCGCATAGGTAGAACAGTTCCCTTTGGGTACATCTTATGTGAAGATGATAACGATATACTTGTACCAATACCCGATGAACTAGACTTACTAGAACAAGCGAAGCAGCATTTGAAGTTATATTCCTACCGTGAAGTATCCGCATGGCTTACTACACAATCAGGTAGAAGTATATCACACATGGGTTTGAAGAAGAGACAAGACAGTGACAGGAAGAACAAGACTAAAGCTAGAAGCGCAAATTACTGGGCCGAAAGGTACGCCAAAGCCAAAGCAATTGCGGAAAAGTACGAAGTCCACCGAAAAGGTGCCAGAAACTTTGCCGATAGAAGATTCGTCTAGTCCAGTAGTCTTAGCTACACCTCTTGAAGAAGTAGAAGTAGCTACACAGAATGTTATCTTCACACCTAATGCTGGCCCACAGACAGACTTCCTAGCTGCAGGTGAGAGAGAAGTATTATATGGTGGTTCTGCTGGTGGTGGTAAGTCATACGCAATGTTGGCAGATCCACTAAGATACATTACACACCCTCAGTTCTCTGGACTGATACTACGTCACACTACAGAAGAATTACGTGAGTTGATCTGGAAGTCTCAAGAGATGTATCCAAAGATCATACCGGGTATTAAGTGGTCAGAGAGAAAGATGACTTGGACTGCACCTTCTGGTGGCAGATTATGGTTCTCCTACCTTGACAAAGACGATGACGTATCTCGTTACCAAGGACTATCATTCTCTTGGGTTGGCTTTGACGAGTTAACTCAATGGGGTACATCCTACGCATGGGATTACCTAAGATCACGATTAAGAAGTACAGCAACAGACTTACCTATCTATATGAGAGCATCCACTAACCCCGGCGGTCGTGGTCATGCTTGGGTAAAGAAGATGTTCATTGATCCTGCTCCATATGGGGAATCCTTTGATGCTACTGATTCTGAAACTGGCAATCCAATGGTATACCCAGCAGGTCATTCCAAGGAAGGACAGGCACTTTTCCGTAGGAAGTTTATTCCTGCTAAGCTATCCGATAATCCATACTTGACAGAGACAGGGGATTATGAAGCTAACTTGCTCTCACTACCAGAACAGCAACGGAGACAGTTGCTTGAAGGAGATTGGGATATTGCAGAAGGAGCTGCATTCCCTGAGTTTAATAGACACATCCACGTTGTGGAACCATTTGACATACCTAGCAACTGGACTAAGTTTAGAGCGGGAGATTATGGTTACAGTTCTTATTCAGCAATTGTATGGTGTGCTGTCGCTCCGGATGACCAGCTTATTGTATACAGAGAAATGTATGTGTCAAAGGTGTTGGCAGAAGACTTAGCTGACTTGATACTAGAAGCAGAGAAGAATGATGGACGTATGCAGTATGGTATCTTAGACTCCTCCTGTTGGCATAAGAGAGGTGATACTGGCCCTAGCATAGCAGAACGTATGGTAGTGAAGGGTTGTCGTTGGAGGCCATCAGATAGATCTAAAGGAACACGGATCTCAGGCAAGAATGAATTACATAGAAGGCTACAGGTGGATGATTTCACTGAACAGCCTCGTATGGTTATCTTTAATAATTGTAGTAACCTTATATCACAGCTTCCTACTATCCCTTTGGATAAAAAGAACTCTGAAGATATAGACACTAACTACTCCCACGATCATCTGTATGATGCACTTAGGTATGGCATAATGTCCCGACCTAGATTCGGTGTGTTTGATTATGATCCTGCATCAGCAAAACCTAATAGACAGTACGTAGCAGATCCAATAATGGGTTATTAACTTAACATTTTGTGAGTAAGAAATGGCAGAAGAACAATTACCAGAACTAGGCAGCGCCTCCGCAGCACTAGACGATGTGAAGGAATCATCAGATGAAAAGCTATACGTAAGTCGTTTAGTTGACATTGTAAATGAACGCTTCACTAAAGCAGAAACTGCACGTAGGCAGTACGAAGAACAGTGGTTACGTAACTACAAGAACTATCGTGGTGTTTATAGTAATGACGTTAAGTTCACTGAAGCTGAGAAGTCCCGTGTATTCATCAAGGTAACTAAGACTAAGGTACTAGCTGCCTATGGTCAGATTACAGATGTATTATTCAGTGCAGGTCGTTTTCCTTTATCTGTAGATCCTACTGTATTACCAGAAGGTATTGCAGGTGATGTGCATTATGATCCCGCTAAGGAAGGTAAGGAAGAAGAATCTCCTTATGGCTATGCGGGTGATGGTAAAGATCTACCTGCAGGTGCTACTGAGTCCTCACTTAAGTTAGGGCCAATGGAAGATAAGCTAGAAGGCAAAGATGTTAAAGAGGGTATGGGTAGCTCACCTACCTCAGTTAACTATAATCCTGCTATGCTTGCTGCTAAGCGTATGGAGAAGAAGATCCATGACCAGTTAGATGAATCAGAAGCAACGAAGCAACTACGCTCTGCTGCATTTGAGATGCCTCTATTTGGTACTGGTATCATGAAAGGCCCAATGGCTGTTGATAAAGAGTACCCTGATTGGGACGAGGAAGGTAACTACATTCCTGTTACTAAGACTGTACCTAAGGTATCTTATGTATCCGTGTGGGACTTCTACCCAGACCCTGATGCAGGTAACATAGGTGAGTGTCAGTATTCAGTGGAACGTCATAAGATGAATCGTAGTCAACTACGTGATCTTAAGAAGCGACCTTTCTTCCGTAAGGATGTTCTTGAAGCTGTAATAGATCAAGGAGAGAACTACACTAAGAAGTACTGGGAAGATGATCTAAAGGACTACCAGCTAGACTCAGGCGTAGAACGCTTTGAGGTACTAGAGTACTGGGGTGTGATGGACATGGAAACTATTGAAGAATATGATATTGATATTCCTAAAGAGTTAAAGGATGCAGACGAGCTACAAGTTAACATCTGGATCTGTAATGATCGTGTGTTACGTTCAGTGCTTAACCCATTCAAACCTGTACGTCTACCTTACTACGCTGTACCTTATGAGCATAACCCATACTCACTATTCGGTATTGCACTAGCAGAGAACATGGATGATACACAGACCCTCATGAATGGATTCATGCGTATGGCTGTAGATAACGCTGTACTGTCCGGTAACCTTATCTTTGAAGTAGACGAGACTAACCTAGTTCCGGGACAGGATATGCAGCTATATCCGGGTAAAGTATTCCGCAGGCAAGGTGGAGCACCGGGACAAGCATTGTTTGGTACTAAGTATCCTAACGTGTCAGGTGAGAACCTACAGTTGTTTGACAAGGCACGACAGTTGGCAGACGAGTCTACAGGCTTACCTTCCTTCTCCCATGGGCAGACAGGTGTTACAGGTGTAGGACGTACCTCTAGTGGTATTAGTATGCTAATGAATGCTGCTGCGGGTGGCATCAAGACTGTTATCAAGAACATAGATGATTACTTGTTAGGGCCAATGGGCAAGAGTTTCTTTCACTTCAATATGCAATTTGATTTTGATAAGAACATCCGTGGTGACCTAGAAGTTAAAGCTCGTGGTACAGAATCCTTGATGGCTAATGAAATCCGCAGCCAGCGTTTGTTGCAGTTCCTACAGATTGGAGCTAATCCTAACTTGGCACCTTGGATGAAATCACAATTCATCATCCGTGAGATTGCTAAGTCAATGGAGCTTGATCCTGATAAGGTGACTAACAACATTGAAGAAGCTCAAGAACAAGCAATGCTAATGCAGAAGCAACAAGCTGAAGCACAAGCAGCCGCTGCTCCACCGCAAGGTGCTCCTATGGATGCCTCTGGTGTAGGTAACGCAAACATTGGCGTTGGTAATGTTCCAACTCCGGGTGAAGAAGGATTTAGTGGCAATGAACCTGCTCCTGCTGAAGCACCTATGTAATGATAAGCCCACTTGGGAAACATTCACAGAGTATATGGATTATCTAATTGAACAACAGCACCGTAAGATGGAACAGACTACCGATACAAAGGAGATGTTTCAATCGCAAGGTGCCATTCAATCATTAAGATCATTAAAGTATTTGAGAGAGAGAGTTAACAATGAAAATTAAGTATCGCAGTGGTTACGCAGATGGCGGTTTCTTAGACGATGGTGCAGTTGTAGATGAAGTATCAGGCAACGAAGTACCAACGGGTTCCCTTGAAGAGGAAGTTCGTGACGACATCCCTGCACAACTAAGTGAAGGGGAATTTGTAGTTCCCGCTGACGTTGTACGTTTCATTGGTTTAGACAAACTCATGAAGATGCGAGAAGCGGCTAAGAAGGGTTTAGCTTCAATGGAAGAGGAAGGCCAGATTGGTGGTTCTCCTGCACCTGCTATGCATGAAGAGATGGAATCAATGAACATGGATGATGGGTCTATGGAAATGGATGCCCTCATTGACGGTATGGATGGTGACGACTTTGACGGTGCTGCACAGAACTTTGCTCAAGGTGGCTCTGTAAAGGGCTATGCTAAGGGTGGTAGTGCAAAAGTACTACCTACTCATGCTACATATGTTGGCAGTGGCAAGATTAACGGCATTAAAAATGTAGAGTATACTAATTCGGCAGGGGATACTATCAACGTCCGTGTCCTTAGGGGCGAGCCTACCTTACCTGTACCTGAAGGATATTACCCAGTAGGTGATGCTCCTGTAGTTACAGAGGATACTGTAGTTGAAGGGGATACCCAGTCTACAGTAAATTCAGGTGGTGATGAACGCTCCGCAAACTATAAAAAGTCAGGTAAGTATGCTGCTGAACTAGCAAAGTCAGAACAAATTAGGCGAGGGCGGGTTGCTGTACTAGATGGTATGCACAAGTCTAATATGACGCAACAAGAAGTAGATACTTTCTTTG